ACAAAGAATAATCGATACTCAACAAGTGTTAAAAGAAATTGACGACAAAGGAAACTTTGAAGCCGATGATGAAGTTGGGATTGTATTCCAATCAATCAAATCTACCGTAGATGAATTAAACCAAATAACAGAAAAGGAATTATAAATGATTGAAAGAAACTATGATGAAAAGCATCCACTAAAAATTGCATTAGAAAACTATCTTGATAATAAGGTAAGTTACAATACATTTAAAAGTATAATGCCAAAGGTAGAACATAAGATGAATTTAAAATGGATTACTTCTGGTATGAGCACCTTATATGATTATCTATTTTTTTCAGATGAAGGACTAAGATTTGTTGCTGAAACTTCTAAAGAATTGGAGGTTAAATAATGCCAAGAAAAGCTAAAAAAGGTTCAACAAGATATTACTTTACAGATTCAACAGAACAGGCAGTTATTAGACATAACAAAGAAACTCGTCCACATATGAGGGAACGAATTTATAATGAACATATCAGAACACCATTTGAAAAGTTGGCTGAAAATATCATTCACACATTTAAGTTTTATTACTTTGATGTTCCAAGTGAGGATGTTAAACACGAAGTGGTTTCATTCTTATATATGAATATGCATAAATTTACTGAAGGTAAGGGTAAGGCATTTAGTTATTTTAGTATTGTTGCTAAGAACTATTTGATTCTACACAACAACAATAATTACAAAAAACTAAAACAACACGATAGTGAGGAAGTAACTGATTACAAGCGTAATCCTTTATCAGAAGCATCAAGGGATGATTTACTTCAAGCAAAGAAAGAGTATGTTGACTTATTCATTGAGTATTGGTCAAACAATTTGACTACTGTTTTCAAAAGAAAACAAGATATGGATGTTGCTAACGCAGTATTGTATCTAATGGAGAATCGTCAAAACATTGAGAACTTTAATAAGAAAGCTCTCTACATTATGATTAGAGAGATGACCAATTCAAATACACAACACATTACAAGAGTAGTGAATGTGATGAAAAAGCATCATACTAATTTACAAAAGAATTACTTAACCACTGGTTCGATTGAAACCAAATGGACAGGTAGTTGGGATAATTTATAAAAAAAATAAAAAAAAGCTTGACTTTGTCAAAAATAGGTTATATATTAGAGTATGAAAAATAGTTATAGTATTAGAAAGTATGTAAATGGTTTACCGGAATATTCAGATGTTACTGATAATTTGGTAAATATGTTATACAAACTTGGAACTGAGGATTACCGAAAGTTAATTATTAGAACAAACGGAAATGACCTTAGAAAACTATACAAGGGATTTGCATATCATTTTGTAGAAAAGGGCCTAAAGAACCAAAAACCTAAATCAAAGAAAAAGTTGAATACTTGGCAGAAGAAACAAATTAAAATATACAATTCATCTTTTAACAGAAAACCTAACTTACAGAAAAAAGATGTTAGGATAAAAAAATTAAAGTATGTGCTTAAACTTGGAACTGGATTGGCATCTATCAATGTTGTTCCTACTTCAAAGTTTATCGATAAAAACCAAGAAGCTAATGTATTTTATATTAAAGATAGAGGACACATATTAGAAATATTGTGTGTTGAATATGAATCAGATGTTTGGGTAGTTTCAGAAGCTAAACAAATGATTAAAAATCTTATAGCTGAAATACCAGAAAACAAACTATACCCTAATGAAGATAATATTAGAGCAAGAAGAATTTTAGAAAATGTAGAATCTTATTTGGAAGATTTAGATAACTCATTTGACAAAGCAGTTTCCAAAATAGATAGAAGATTTTCTTTGAATGTACTTTGTCAAAAAGTTCCAGAATTTAATCATTATATAAATGAAGAACCATTTGCACTTGAAGGTACAAAAGAAACTGTAGAAACACATTGTAAAGAAATTGAAGCTTTAAATAATATCCTTAATGCTTGGATTGAGTTTCAATTGTCTATGATGAGATTAAGTACCTATGACAGACAAAAAAATGGATATGAAAAGTATTTAAACGAAACTTTAAAGTTACACGAATTCATAGATGATTGTGAAGAACAAGATGTTTGGTTGGGTTCGTCAAATTCAAAATGTTTATCAACACCTATCGGTTCATACGACAAAAGAGTTGCAGAATCAACTCATATTATTCCATTGTTTTTATCTACCCATATGTCAAAAGACTTTACTCAAACTAAATCAGATTGGTATTTGAGAAGTGGTGACCAAAGTGTAAAAATGTGGACTGAACTATTAAAGGGTATGATTGACAATAATGTTGATTATAAAACAATAGTTTGGTATACAAAGTTGTTTGAATATATTATTGATTATGCAACACCTTGGAATACTTTCAATGAGAAAGTTAAGAAGTTAGCAAAAGAATTTAGAGATAACAATCCTACTATGAAAGACGCTTATCTAAACTTATATAATTGTAATGTTTTAAGTGAAAGTTTTGGTTCTGCGTGTGTCGTAGCAATCGCACAGATTAGTCTGAATCAAAAAGGTAGTGTTGGTAAGTATCACGAACCACAAGTTAGAAGAATTACAAAAAACTTTTTAGACGAAATGTATAATCGTCTTGAAGAATTTACTAATGACTTGAGTAATATAAATAAAGAATTTTACCAACAAAATGGTATGGAAACTCGTTTTAGTGAAGTTATACTTCCAACTTATACGCAAGTTTTAAATTCTGGTTCAACAGAAACAAAACCACAAATGGTAGGAAATCATTGGTCAGAGATGTATGATAGATATTGGATAGGTTCAAGTAATCCAAATCTAAGATACTCTATTATTCCATTAACATTGGAGTCTTGGAGTTCAAAAGCACCAACTATTAAATACTTAGACTTCAATCTTGTTGAGTCAAATCCAGAAGAATCCAAAATCGAGTTAGGTAGAAAACACGCAGGTCTAAAATATACTACTGAAAACACTCTATTACAATCAAAGTATTTCAACAAGAGTATTCTTAAGTTAGACCAAGAAGTATCATCTGCAGTTCATTGGACTTGGTGGGCAGAGTGGAATTATAAATTAGCAGAAAAATTCAATTCAAATGATGACTACTTAGAAGTATGGGTGGACGCTAAAAAACTCTTAAAGAAATTTAGTCGTGACTTATTGAATGAAGATGAGTTAGATGAATTACAAGAATATTCAGAATTTATGGCTAATTTCAATGATGTCTATAAATTCTAAAAAAAAGCTTGACTTTTACAAATAGTATTATTATATTATAGTGTTATGATAATAATAAAAGAACACATTACTATTAAACAGATGATTAAAAATCATAAGTTTCTTGGTTATTCTTAATAAATAATTTATATTAGATTTGCTTTAAGTTTGCACTATACCAATAAAGGTATACTGAAACATAAAAGGATATAAAATGAAAATACTATTAGATATATTAAACAGATTCAACATTGAGGGAATATTTCCTACTGATGAAGAACTTCAACAGATTGTAGATGAATGGAAAAATTATGATGAAACTATTGAGGTAGAATTGGACTTCTTGGAATTGGCCAAGAATAATCCAAATCACCCGTATCATCATATGACTCTTCCTATAAACTAAAACAAAAAAAGGGGAATATTTCTATTCCCCTTTTTAATTCCACCTTTATTATTGTTACTTATTCAGTAATCCTAATATCACCAATAGTGATATAAATCCAGCGAATCCACTTGTTGCAAATAAATTCACTAAACTAATTAGATTACCAATAATGTCCATACCGAAGAACCCGCCAACAAATATAAGTTGAACGAGAACCCCAAGACCGATAATAGATAGTAATACATCTTTAAGACCTGCCACTACATCTACTACCATTGCCATAGTATTTTTCATTTTAGTTTCCCCTTTTTATTCATCTAAAAGAGTCGCTTTTATTCGACTCGTATAATAACTATATGTAAATCCACAAAAAATTAGATGGTATATAAATATATATCCCTATTTTTTAACATTTTACTATTTATTATTAGATAAAATACGCACAAAATTATGTCAACAGATTACGAAATATTCAAAGGGAAAACACTATCAGATGTGTTCAAAGACATCTATGATAATTCCAAAACCAATAAACAACAATTAGAAGTATTGATGAAAGAGGTGGTT